ACCATGGTGTTTTACGCCTGGCCAAGTACGCGTCTATGGGTTCAGCGCTCTGTTTTCCCATTGAGGCCATGGTATTTACTACCCTGATCTTCATTGGGATTCAGAGGTCGCTTAACGTGACCATGGCCCGGAAAGACATTAGTCTGTTCCGGGACTCGGTGCGTGTCTACGGGGACGATTTGATTGTCCCAGTAGACCATGTACTGTCTGTCGTACAAGCTCTCGAACATTTTGGTGCTCGAGTTGGCTTGGACAAGTCTTTCTGGACTGGAAAGTTCAGAGAGTCTTGTGGTAAGGAATACTTTAATGGCACTGACGTATCGCTCGTCAGAGTCAGGCAAGCGTTACCTTACACGACAGCAGACGCTACAGAGGTAATAGCAACTGTCGCCCTCAGGAACCAGCTCTATGAGCATGGTTACTGGAAGACGGTCAGTTGGTTGGATTCTCTACTGACGAAAATATTGCGATATTTTCCGAAAGTAGAGCCAACTTCCTCTGTGTTGGGCAGGGTTTCATTTCTCGGTTATCAACCCGAGCGAATGCACCCATTCCTGCATAGCCCTCTAGTTCGGGGCTATACTGTACAGGCCAAAGCGCCCAGTGATGTACTGGACGGTACTGGTGCCCTCCTTAAGTGCTTACTCAGACTAGAGTCCGGTAGTTTGATAAGGGGTGTCGAGAGTCATCTCGATTTAGTCCCCTGCTACCGTTCTGGTCTGGCTCGCGAAGGCGGGCCTTCCCCATCGGTTTTGCCAACCATGGGCCAAGATGAGAAGCACTTAGAGCGTTCTGGACGCCCCAAGCGCGTCAGCATAAAGCTTGGGTGGCGATCGCCCTTTTAATAAGGGCAATGGGGGCCAGTAACAATGGCCCTTGGGGAGAGTCAAGCCGACCCGGATTCCGGGTTGGGCTCCTTTCGATTGGGATTACATTCCAATGGGGAGCTTGACTTCTCAGGTGGGGGAGGAACCCCAAAAGGGTTTCTCACTTCACTGGAG